TTTTGACCTTCACGTTTTTCTGCCCAGCCTTGGCTGTCTTTGTTGGAAGCCTCTCTAGTTTCCATTGTTATTTCAAAGTCGTGGCTAGTGCCATAACTTACAAGCGTTCCATCGATGAAAAGCCCAATATCTGTTCCATTTTGATAACCTGTTGATGCCATAATTTTTAATATTTAATTTGTTTTTTGATTAATAATTCTCTTGCTTTTTCTTTATCTATAATTAAACAGCCTTTTGAGCTGATATTTTCCTCTTGAGTTAATGGAATGCAGTAAATTAAGTCGCCTTTTTTTACTTTTCCGAATGCTTTTAATGCTTTGTAAATCATACTTTTACTCTTATTTCGTACGTTGATGAGCTTTGGTAAACTTGAGCGCTTTCAATTCTGTCAATTGTTAGCCCTTTAAAATTTATTTGGTCTATTTCGATAGTTGAAGCGGTTCCTCTGTATCTATCCAAAACGTCCCTAATAGCTTGATAAATATCAACTGCTTCATCATACTTATTTGAAAATGCTGAAATGTCAACTGTGTAAATATCTAAATCGCTAACCCCATCTTTACTTGTTGTTGGATTTATTGATGAAATTGAATACAAAATGACAGGCATCTCAACCGCTTGAGGAGTTTCGGCAGGATATATTTTTGCACTTACCAAACCTTTTACCGCTGTGTTAGTTGACAAAATATAATATAATGCTTTGCCTATGTTCATTTTGATAGTTTTATAATCAATTTTTCAATGTCTTTTTTTAGTTTTACGCTAACTTCTGGCAATGCTTCTCGACCGCCATCCATTATATTACGCGGTGCTATCTTACCTCTGCTTGCTCCTTTTTTTGATTTTCTTTCTTCAGTTCCTGCATCTACATAAGGTGCAAACCATCCATCATATGGGCTTTTAAAACGATAACCTACATTAATTATAAATGCGGCTTTTTTCGTAGAAATAATACCAATTGAATTTTTTATAGTGCCAGGCAATATAGTATATTTTGTCCCTTTTCTTGTGATAACGAAAGTCCTATTACTCTTTATTTCCTGACTTGCTTTGTTTTTTGCCCCTCTTATAACTGGTAAAGCTGATTTTCTCAATAACATATTAATAGTCTTGTCATGTTTTGACAAGTCAAGTTTTGCCAAAGCATCCTTTAACTCTTTTGAACCACTTATATTAATAGTCACTGCCATTATTGTTGCTGATTTATAGTTTTTTTTGTAGCTTTTATAACTAAAATTTTGCCTAAAACAGTTTCGTTTACAAATTCAATATTGAAAATCTCATCTTTATATTTAATTCGTTGCATCTCATTGGCATTTATTAAGTTACAAAATCTTATAGTAAACTCAACAACTTGCATTCCTTGAAGCTGTTGTGCCTCCGTATTTTCGCCCCCACTTACATACTTAACCGCTGCCCAAATAGTACCAATTTTTTCCCATGATTTTACTACTGAACCCGAATCTGTTCGAGTTTCTGTATATTTTTCAATATCAATTTGCCGATTTAATTTACCTAAATTCATGGTGAACGTATGGGGATAAAAGATATTTTGAACCTGTTGGAATTTCTGAAACAATTGTTCCCGTAATTTCGTCTTGTCTATTTTCGTAAAGCGACCCAATAATTAAAAGCATTGCCGATTTAATTGGGCTTGGAATATCTGTCATCCCTGCTTTAAACAAAATCTCCACTTTATTAAAACCTTTGTCATATAAAGTTGGCAAAGTTTCAAATTCAATTGCAGCAGGTAATCCTATTAAATCACTTTGGTAGTCAGTCGTTGCAACCATTGAGCCTGTAGAATCTTTGTATTTTACGCTAGTAATCTCGGTTACTGGAAGCTTACTAATTGGCGTATAATAACTCAAATCATCTTGATATAATGCCCATTCCTGAAGCCCTATCAATTGGTTAATGTGACTTTCTGCCATTTTGCGAGCTGTTACAATTAACGAATTAATGTACTCATTTTCAGCGGTGTCAAAACAATCAACTTTAAGGTGCGTTTGAACCTCTGCCAATGTCAACGGCTCACTTTCTGCCTCTTTTTTTAGTTGGTATTTTTGAACTTGGTTCATGTATCTTAATTTCAATTTGTTTTTCTTGCTCTAATTCAACGGCTAATCCTCCTTTGATTAATGATAAAGCGAGGGTTGCAGGTAAATCCTGAACACTCCCAGCGGAATAAGTAAAATCAATTCCTGCAACCCCTTTTAATAGCTTTATCTTCATATCAATTAAACTTTTATGTTAGCTTGATGGGTGGGTTAATCTCTTGATGGCAGCGGAAGTCATCAATTTAGAATCCACTCTTTTGAACATTGCCATACCAACTTCGTCAGTATCTGCAAAACGCTCATACGACACTTTCATTCTGTCAGCGCCTGCAAAACGAACGGTGAATCGTTTGAAGTCTCCAAAAAGAATAGATTTTTTTGAAGCACCGATAGAATCCATGTTATTATTTACAACGTATGGATAACCCTCGATTAAATCGGGTTGGCCTGCAATTGGGCTAACTTGGTATAATGGTCTATCGTCACCAGTGCCAAAAGCTAATGAACGGATAGCTTTTAATGTGCTATCATTAAACATCCATGTACCGTTTTTGCGATATTCTGGGTCAACACTATGAAGTAAATTCAAAATGTCGGCTCTTGTTATTGCTGTTGCGGTTGCGGCTGTTGCTCCAGCTGATGATCCTGTTACAACTCCTTGAGGTTGTCCTGAACCAGTGCCAGTAGTGAAAGCTAAGGATAAACCGCGAGCCATACGCTCTCCGAAAATATCGCCAATAACTTGCTCTAAATTAAAGAAAGAATCTTGCAAAAGTTCAAATGAAACTTGAAGCATTCCAGTTGTGAATTTATAAGCGTTGAAAGTAGTACTTCCAAAAGTTACTGCCTCGGCTGATGTAGTTGCGTTACCACCTTCCGCAAGTTGGTAGGCTAAATTAGTGGTGTCATTTACTGATGGATAAGCAACAGGGTTTCCACTTTCGGTTTTCCAAATAGTCACTAAAGACTCATTGAAAGGTAAGAAATAAAGCATTGCCTTTTCAATAACTCCACTAAAACCAGTAGGAATGGTATATCCACCAGTAGCGGCTGTAGTGTTTTGAACATTTGCACGTTTCAAAATGTCTTTTTTCTCATCATCGAGTTGCCCCATGATATATCCTCTAAAAGCCATTTCATATTGTTTTGCCATGTCTTCTTTTGAAGTTCCTGATTCACGTGCATCAGTTTCAATAGCTTTTGCAGTCATCGAAGCAATTTTTGCTTTGCGCTGCTCTGTGGTAATTGACTTGTCGATAGTTTCCAATTCGTCAGCTTTCGCATTAAAATCAGCTACTTCTTCTTCACTCAAATCATTTCTTTTTGCGAGGGCTTGAACTTCTTCAAACAGGCTCGCTCTTTTTTCTAATAGTTCTTTAAGTTTCATTTTTCCTGTGTTTAAAATTAATAATATGATTTCGTCGAGCCTGTGCTCGCTGATAAAATCCTGAATCTTCTTTTTACTTGTGCCGTTAAATCAATTTTTTGCGGCTCGTTTTCTTTTGCATCAGGTGCCTTACGGCTTATCTTTGCCTTAGAATCGAATCCTTTCCAAACGGCTGAAAGTTCCTTTATACTATAATCTGTTACGGTTATAACCGTTGGCTCTCCTTGTTTACGCTCCTCTGTGTATTGCGAAATAGTATAACCGATTGATACATCTGTTAAAATACCTTCCAAATATTTGTTGAAAATCACCATGCTATCTTCATCGCTACCGAAATAAACATCGCATTTTAAATTTCCTCCATCAATGCGGATATTCTCTACTCTACCGATAGCAGTGTCAACGCTATGGTCATGGTCTTTAAAAAATGTATTAAGTTCGTCAAATTTAGCACCTTCAACCAATAATTTTTCAATGAAAATTTCATCTTCATACCAATCATACCTCTCTCCTGCATTTTCGCTCGATACCATTATAAAAGGTATCATTTTTTTTTCAACATCGATAAGTTTAAGTTCGGGTCTTGCTCTATGGCTTAACCCTTGCGCATTTACCCTATCAATTATTTCGTTTATCTTCATATTTTATTTTCGGGCTCCTTACCCTCAATTTGCATATTCATTGGATATAATTATTCATCGCCTCCTTCGTATTTGTTAAATCCCTCAAGTTGGCGAACCTCATTGCGGCTTAACCAACCATTTTGAATTGCTTGCGTATACATTTGAGTTCTATTAATTGTGTCACCGCGCATTAACGATTCAATATTAAATCTCGCAAATAAATTATTTTTTTCCGACTCCTTAAAAAGTTTTGAATTATATTCCTGCTCAAATTTGCGAACCCAAGGCATCAATGTATATTTCACAAATTCCAAATCCTGATGCTCAATATTACTAAATGTAGCATGAGTTAATTCATTAATCATGTGCAAAGGCACTCTAAAAATTCTCGATATTTCAGTTATGGTAAAAATCCTTGATTCGAGCAATTGACTCGTTACAGGGTTTGAACTTATAGTCCTAATATCCATTCCATCGGGCAAAACTCCAACGCTATTTGAATTTTTTACTCCTCCGTATGATTGCCTAAACATATTGCGCACGTTGCGAACTTGGTCAATAGTCAAAGGCTTCGGGCTGGTAACAACCGCATTCATATTTGCACCATTGGCAAAGAATTTAGAGGCATAAACCTGCTGAGCTATTCCTAATCCTATTGCGTCAGCAAATTCTGATAAAGGGCTAAGACCTATAATTCCATCTTTTGATGCTCCTTTTACGTGAATTATTTCATAAGGCTGAAAATCTTGCTTATAATTTTGAACCCTATAAAATAACTTCCTTGAGACCTCATCATATTTAACCTCAACTTGAGATGGGTTAAGTAATATTAATTCAGTTGGATTTTGGCGAGCATCTTTTACGATTAAAGCATAAGCATTGCCGTAAATTAGCGAATTACTCATCATAACCTGATGAAATATGGCACTACTCATTAATTCATTTGGTGAATTTTTTAAAAGCGGATAGGCTGGGTGTTTTGGAAAAAATTCCCTTCCATTGTCAGTTGATTTATAAATATCAATTGAAATTTGGCTTATTGTTTCGCTAATTACTTTTATACAAGCCGCTACTGCAACTACTTTTTGAGCAGTTGGGTGTTGAGCGCATTCCAGCATAAGATTGCGAGTTCGACATATCATCTAAATCATCATTGATTGAACGACTTGTCATTTTTTCCTGAGGAGTTCGATTTATTTCAAATCCTAATATTTTCATATCGGGCAATATTAATATAATTAATACTGCTTGTCAATGCAATATTATTGAATTTTTAATTTGCTTCTTACGGTGTTATAAAAACTCCTATAATCTGAATATTTGCGCTGTCCAAAAAACTCAATATATCGGCTCTCTGCTTTTTCATAGGCTTTTACATTTGTCCCATATCTAGCTAAAATAGAATTAGTTTCTTTTAACTTTTTCGCTTCGTTTAAAATTTCAACTTTTAATTTATAGTTTTCAAAAATAGGTAATATTAAACTTTCAGTAATACTTTGAGAATAGCTTTTATACTCTGGTTCAGATTGAGAATATAAGTATTGAGCATATCTTTGTATTTGAGTTAATGATATATTTACTGGTTGACCTTCCTCAATATTAATATTTAATCTTATGTCTGGATAAGTTTTAAGTATATATTCATAATCTAATGAAAAATTATCCATAACAAAAGAATACAACTTTTCATCATTGGTGTTAAATTTAGCATACTCTTCTTCAGGTAATCCAGGAAAATCTTTCGCAGTTAAATCAGTAAGGTCTACAGATTCTACTTTAATATGTCCGTTTTCATAACTTAGTCTATTGTAGTTTAATGTGTCTATATTACCTAAATGTGTTTCATCACTAAATACAGGTAAACCAAAATTCTCAGTTAAACCTTTAGTGATAACATTAGTAGGTC